ACTTCTAATACATCAATTTTAGTTACACTTGCCTCAGGACCGTTCATCTTATTGATTGTATCAATAACGCCCTCAAGACCAGCAGTAATAGGAGTTGACATGAATGATTCTTCTAAAGTTTCTTCACCATACATTCTGCCTTTAGGAGACATCATTTTCCCCTGTGTTGCACTTGTATTATGTGGTGCTTCTTTTTTCTTGGCTTGTTCTTTTTCTCTGTTTCTATTCATCATTCTTTGAATATCATCGTGAGCCGCTTGGCTACCAGCAGAACGAACGCCTACACCTTCTTCAACTTCTTTTCTAAACTCTTTAAACTTCTTCATGTTCCTCTGCCTCTACAGGCTCCTCTACTTCTGTTTCAGGCTCTACAGCCATTTCAGGGTCTGACGGTTCATCAGAAATTACATTATTGTATACGGTCGCCGCAATCTCGGCTTTTCTAGCAGTTACTAAATTGTCTGCTTTTTCACCTGCAATATTATCAAATGTATTCTGAGCATCAGTTAACTTACCATCTGCCCACTGTTGCATCATTGTGCGAATTTGTTCTGTACTATCACTCATTATATTTCACCTTCTTGGTTAACAGGAGCTACCGGTTGCGGTTCTACTGCTTCTGCTTCGTTATTTATTTCACTATCAATCTGCTTAATCTCATCTTCTGTTAAGCGTAATATTTGTTTTTGAACATATTCTTTACTAAAGTATTGACCTACAAAAGGTGCAACTCCATTAAGAACTTCAACTCTACTTCTTAGAATTTCTTGGTCTTTGGATTCTGTATAGTAAGCATCCGAAGCAAAGATATATCTAATGTCTTCTTTAATATCCATCCAATCATCTTCAGTGATAACACCTTTGAGGATTAGTTGTGTCTTCAATAAGTCATCAAACAAATGACTAAATCGGCGGCGCATTTTAGCAATAAACTTTGTAAATTTAAGTTCGTCTCTGTTAATTTCAGCAGAGCGACCAAAGTTTAATCCACCTTGTTGTTCCAAACGTGATACAGGGACATTAAGTGATTGATATAATTTTTTCTGAAAATAATCTACATCAGAGATTTCACCTAAGTTTTGCCCACCTGGCAATGTTTGAATTTCAGTGCCTCTACCACCTTCACGGCGTGGCATCCAAAAATCTTCAAGCATTGACATAAATTTCTTATCATCACGGATTTCACCATTATTAGCATCATATACTAACTTGTTACGGTAACGGTCCATAATATCTTTTAGATACTGTTCTGCTTTTAACTTAGGCAGATTTCCGGTATCAACATAAAAAATTCTTCTTTCAGGTGCTCTTGTAATACGATAGATTACAACAGCATTTTCCATCATACGCAATTGGTTTGCTGGTCTAATAGCTTTATGTAGATAAGACAAAGGAATATTTTTGTCTTGGTCTACTAGCCCTGAAGGAACATATGCAATGGCGTCCTTAGTAATCTTTAGAGTTTTATCATTTGAAGTATTTGGTTTGTATGTACCTGGTTTAGTAGCAAGACCCTTATCATCATAAATGAAAAACTCATTAATTTCTTTAATAAAATTAACACCTGTTTTAGGGTCTTTTTCTTTCTTAACTTCACGAACTAATTTAATCTTTCGTGGGTCAATGTAACGAATATCAGTAATACCCTGTTTAGGCTTTGCTGTATCAATTACTTTATGAAAGTAAATGCGCCCGTCAACATACCAGCGTCTAAAATAATCTTGTGCCCTATTGTTAAAATCAAATAACTTTAGAACATTATCAAATTCATCTGTAATTGCTTTTTTAACTGTAGCAGATTGTTTAATATAATCTGTATTAACCTTGATAGGTTTCTCATCGTCTAAATTAGCAATTGAATCGTTAACAATATCTTCAATAGCTGTATCAACATCAGCCATCATTGAGATATCTCTATAGCGTTTGATGAGAGCTTCTTCGTTATTAGCTACACCATCCACATCAAAATAGGTGCCATAGTAACCACCACCACGGATGCTTTCTATTGCGCCTTCATCAGAAGGAGCCACGAACGACTTTTCAGTCGCCGTGGATTTCTTCCTGTTGATTTCAAAACCAAATATTTCCATTATATTTTAATCCTTCCACACTTGATGATTAGGTTACATCATAATGTGTGTATTGGAACGTCACTGTAAATTCTTCAAAAATGTCATTCTGTGCATATTGTAATGCAATTTCTGACATGTTGATTGGGAAAGCATTACGCAATGTGTAAGTACCCCCATTTAATACTTCATCATTTCTGTCAAGATGTTCAACAATCAAGTCGGTTTGATAACTACTAGGTGTAAGAACTCCTGTATTACCTTCTCTATCGTTAAGACCATTCATCCACTCCTCAAAAGGACGGCGTAAAGAAAAGTTAGAATCATTAACAACAGTGATTGTCCATGGGTCAAAAATTCTTTCACCAGCAAGTTTAATCTCACGACCTCTGTACTGGATAATTGCTGGGTTTACGTTTGAAGCAGGAAGTGCCGCACCCGTAATAAGCAAGCTATAAGAATTGTCAACCCCAGTTACATAACTTGGGAAAGCAAGTGATACTCGAAACTGGTTGGGTCTTGCCCCGCCTGCGCCAAGCCTTGCTTTAAATTCTTCAATATTCATTTTATATTCTCCTTATTGAATTATTTATACTTAGGCGCCAAGCTCATCAAACGAGATACCTGTGCGTGTTGCAACAAATGTCAGTGTAATGAAGTTAATTGACTTAGCAGGTTTAATGTAAATGTCAGCTCTAAACTCGTTGCTATCAATAACTGCGGCAGTATTGTTTGTTTCATCACATACAACACGGAAGTCGTAAATACCACGACGGCCCTGAACATCTCTTAGGAAAGGTTCAACTAGTGATTTAAACTGCGCTCTTGTGAATGCATCGTTAAATTCAAACAACTGGAATTTAGCGGCAGTAGCAATCGCTTTTTCAACTGTGATAAACAATCTACGAACGTTGATGCGATTAAATGCACTTGCTTTAGAAACCATTGTTTTGTCGCCAAACAATACAATACCATTTCCTGGGAAACCAACAACTGGGTTAATACCAGCAGAATATAGTGAATCACGTTGTGATTTTGTTGGGCTATATGCTAGTTTTACTGCATTCTTAATTTGACCACGAGAATAACCTGCAGGTGAGAACCAAGGATCTGCTTCTTCGTCAGTGCCTACACAACAACCTGCAATATCACCGTTCAAAGGAACCCAACGATATTGGTCGTTATATTTGTCATACATATATTTCCAACCACTGTCCATTACAGCATAAGAAGTATTTGTATAAGAAGACAATTCAGCAACGGTGTCAGTCACTTCAGAACCTACATTATTTACAACACTTGCTTTTAGCGGTGATACAAATGTTAAACAGTCTTTTCTAACAACTGAAACATTATCAATTGCATAGTTAGAAACTGTTTGACTATGACCTGATGTGAGAATTAAGTTAACATCTACAAGTTCATCGTTAGCAAATAAGTCATAACCGGCTTGTAAATCACCATCAGAAGGAGAAGCATCAAGCCCACCTCCAAGTGTTACAGTCAGTTCTGCTGTATTTGTTGAAGGAACAAACCCATAAGCAATTGAACCTGCGGCGATAACTGCTGTAGTACTGTTACCCCAACGTGTAGCTGTAGCATCGGCAGGATGGTCCATCCAGCGAATATATTGTGAACGATTATTGATTACATCTTTATAGTAGTTGGAGCCATTACTATCATCTCTTGCATCAGATGCTTTAGAAACTCCTTCAAATTTTTCAATAACTGTACCTGCAATACCTGTTATTGAACCATCATTGTCAATAACAGCAATGTGCAACTCATCAAGAGAAACACCCTTATTTAGTGAGTATGTTGTTGACAATGGAATATAGTCAAACTGACCTGCATATGTCCATGCAGTTGTGAGTACAGCAGTTGCCGTAGCATCTGAACCGCCACCACCAGAGAATGTTACTGTAGGTGCTGATGTGTAACCAATACCAGGGTAAGTAATAGTAACGCCGGATACTCCATCGCCTGACAGAACTGCTGTGCCGAGAGCAGTAGCAGTAGCTCCTCCAGGTGCTGCTGAAAATGTTACTGTAGGTGCTATTCCGTAACCAGAACCTGGTGTGTCTATTGTTACTGAAGCAACTGAGGTAGCAGTAAAACTTGCATAATCTGCAAAGCTAACTTTAATTGAGTTACCAGTTATACCAGGATATTTTGCGGCCCACATACCAACAGCGCCTTCGCCTGCTGAATATGATGCCTCGTATTCAGAGTCATTGCGAATTAAAACCGCAGTTCCAGATGAAACAGCATTTCGTGCCGCAGAACCTACTTCACGAACTGTAAGAAGTGAGGAACCATAAGCAAGAAAACTTGATGCTGTCAAAAAATCTTCATAAATTGTATTGGAAGGCTTGCCGAAACGACTAACGAGATTATTCTCGCTACTTATCGAAACGATTTCTCTGGCAGGGCCCCAAGAAAAGTCACCAACAATACCACCGACAGTTGTGGCAACTGCTGGTACTACATTGGTAGCATCTTGTTCCTGTGTGAGAACGCCTGGGGAAAGCTGAAAAGCCATGTTAATCTCCTTAATTAAAAGCGTTTGTTAATCATATTGTTTTTACTTTAATTATTTATAATTACTGAAATTTCACGTTTAGTTCATATCTTTAGGTTCTGCAAACAACCAAACATCTCCACCAATAACTTCCATTTCAGGTTCCCGTCCATCATCAATAATACCAAAAGGTGTCAAGTCATTTTCAATCAAACGCATTTCTTGGTTGTAAAGACCTTCTCTAACATTAATATTAGTCAAGTCTGTAAAAAATGAATTTGTTGTTATCCATCCAAAAAGTACTAATGACATAGCTAAATCGTCATTGTATCCTTCATCTGCTTGGAATGTTCCACTTCTTTCAATAAAAGTAGATAATTCCTTAATAATATCAGCATCAAAAGTTAAAAGTTTCTTTTCTTCCATTAAACTTTTGAATGCAAAACACCCTTGTCGTTTTACGGCTTTGGATGTTGTAACACCCAATCTTGCTTGTTTACCAAATCCAGGAGTAATATATTGTTTTCCGTTTTCAGTAATTGTTGAAAATATATTCTCGTATTCATTTTCTTGATGAAGAATATCTAATACTTGTTGTCCAATATCATTTGACTCTACAAGAACAAACGCCTTATTGTAATCATTACCTACTTTAGTAATTATATTAGGGTAAAGCATAGGAGATATTTTATTATGTCTATACTTAGCAACAATTTTATAAGGCATAGAGGTAACATCTACTACAACAAAGGCTGAGTAGTCTCCCCCAATACCTCTAGCAACGTCTGCTACGAGTACATAATATTTATCGTCCTTAGGTTCTTCATAAACATCTAACCCGTCATTACTAAAAATTGGGTCGATTGAACTTAATGTTGCTAGTGTCTTACCATTAATAAGAGTGTTTGATGAACCAAGAAACTCACATAAAACTTCCTGGTTATATTTTAATTCACCTAGAAGTTGTAGTTGTTGTTCTGCCCATACTTCATCTCTACCAGGAATCTCTGAATAGTGAATGAACATTTCTTTAAATCCATTCTTACCTTTCTCAGCTTCATTCCAAAACTTCCAAAAGTGATTATAACCTAAGGGGGTAGATGTAAGTAGAATTTTTGTAGTCTCGCCTGCAGAAATAGTAGGGTAAACAGATGTGAAGAAATCTTCTGCTACATTATTGGGAATAATAGCGGCCTCATCAATATATAGCCAGTTAACAGATTTACCACGAATACCTGAAGATGTTGTTGCCGCTGTGAAAACACGAGAACCATTTTCTAATTCAACATCACCTTTGTTCCAAGTCTTAACACCCTGTTGCATCCATAAGGGTAAATTTTCATACATAATTTGTAAACGTGAAAGAACCTCACGGGCCGCAGTACTTTTGTTAGCCATAATAGCAACTGTTTTACTATCTTGAAATATAATATAATGTAAAATACATGCGGCGGCAGTTACAGTTTTACCTTGCTGACGACCTTCCATAAGAATACATCTTCTATTATTCATGATGAAATCTACTTTACGCTTTTGACAGTCATAAAGTTTAAAAGGTTGTAGTCCTTTATCAAGTGTAACAATTTGACAATAGGTTTCAATAAAATATTTAGGGTCTTCTGAACATTTTAGATATTCAGCAATTTGTTCTTTTGTCCAAGCATGTGTATACCCAACTGGTTTAAGATTGGGATTGCCGTGGTACGAACTATGTTCTTCAGGAATCGTCAGGCTCATGTTCAATCACATTTTGTTCATCTTTAATTGCTTTTAGCAAATCGGATGTGCTTCCATTAAATACAATATTAGTTTGATTCTCAATTTTAGAAGCAGTCTTACCATCAATTTTATCAATTGCTTGTTTAGATTTTTGAACATCCATAACATCTTTAGCTTGGTCTGACATTACCTTAATTGCTTGAATTGCAACTTCATATGCCCTAGGGTTGTCGCTATTTTGTGCTACTTCTAAAGCACTTTGAACAGCAGACTCACTATATGCCATAGCTCTTTTCAAAGTTGAACGTGCTTCTTGAAAATCATTCTCAAGTGCTTCATCAGCAACATCTACTGCAATCACAGGTGTTTTAACTTCTTCTGCTTTTGTAACAGTCTCAAATGTCTTGTCCAATGCGTCAAATACTTTATTACTCATAATCAGTATCAAACTCCTCTAGGAATCTGTATGTGTCATTTATAGTTTGATTGCCTTCATCTGGGCCTTCAATAGTAATTGTAGGTGCTTCAGTATAACCACTACCCACATCATCTATTACTATACTACTTATACTAGTACCATCTGTTGACATAACTGCATGGGCCCTTGCATTTCCTGTCAAAGTAATGTTAGGTGTTTTTGTATAATTATCGCCTGCATATGTTAATGTAATAGTGTCCACCGCACCACCTACTATAGTTGCAGTTGCGGTTGCTGTAGAAGAAGCAATTGTAAATATTTGCTGAGAACGAGGACCGGTTAAATCAATATTCTGATATAATTCCGAAATTGTTTTACGGATTATTCCTTGTGTGCCGGTATAACCATAGAAATTAAGTTTTAGTGTAAAGTTCAGTGTCCAAACGATACTTTGTCTATCAGCAAATGAACCTGCCGTATTATCTTCATATCCTACATCATTCAATACAATTTTAATATCCCGTGTAATTCCCATCTCAGGTAAATCATTAATAGTAATATTAAAATCAGGATTAAAGAATGGTAAAACTTGCTCTAAAATTTGCAATCCATCATTTTGATTTTTAGCAAAGATGTACATGCTAATCTGTAAATCATAAGGAGTTGAAACAAATTGCTGATTTACCTGTAGTGCATTAGAACTAATTGTCTTACGATGTTTTTGTATAGGAGATAATTTACGAGTAGGGTCATAGTTTAAACTCGTAATTTCAAATCCCATTCTAGGTAAAACTAAAGCAACTCCTCCTCTGCTTGCGGCATCTGGAGTTTGTTCAATACGAGTTAAGAATTTTTGTTTAGTAGAATAAGCAAGAGGTACTCTAACTGATTGTGTTGCAGTTCCATCTGTATTTTCTCTTACTACAATTATATTATTAAAAATTGTACCAAAAGCAACAATTGCTTTTCTTATATGTTGATGATAAAATTGTTTTCCCTTAAACATTATAATTCTCCAAACGGATTATTCTCTGAGAAATCTAAAATATCATCAGCAATTCGAATATCATCAAAATCTTCATTGTCACCTGCTGTAGAAGGTCTAACTCCAAAGTCTTCTTTAATGAAATATCTACCATCTTCTAACAATATTGCATCACCTGTTTCAAGTTTAAACTGGTATTCCAATGAATCTGTTGTGTTTTCATCTTGTATTGCATCAATATCAGCGAGACCAGTCTCAATTTCTTCTGAACTGTACTCAAACAATTCACATTGTAATTGGTATGTATATAGTTTACCTAATTGAAAAAAGGGATTTTGAAATTCTACATATTTAATTTCAAATAGAGATTTTGTTTTAGGAAAAAACAATAAATCACCTTCGAGAGGCCGAGCGCCATCGGCTTCAAAATCTCCTCCACTTGTATCTACCAATTGTTCCCATCTTCTTTTTGAAAGAACAAAAGAGGCTTGGTCTCTAACTTCCAGACCAAAACGTGAAAAAATTTCGCCATCACCATCATAACCTTGTATATTTTCCATATACATTTCTAAGGGATAAGATTGTGTGAATGTTGATAATGAATCCTCATCGAATAAAGTATCTCTATTTACAAGTGTACGAGGCATATAATATACATCATGCCCGTAGATTTTTAATGACTCAATGATTAAATCCTCAATGAGAAGTTGTTCGGAACTTGTTCCCGATGTGTTGCCGTTTTGAAAATAGAAATTTGTTGGCATGTTATTATCCTACCATAAAAGATGGTGGTAATTCATATTTCAATTGCATTTCTTCTTCTATTGCATTAATCTCTGCCACCGCTTCTTGAAAGATTTGGTCTCCATTAAGTGTAACTCCACCTGGTAACTGTAGACCACCAAACTTCTTCATGTTCTCACCCCATTGTCTCTTGATAAGAGCAGTAGAATATTTTTTAAGAAACATATCATCATACACCTCAGAATATTCGGTGCCGTCAACCAATACCATAGCTTCTACAACAATGTAATCCCCTACATTAAATGTCCTGTCCATGTTAGTATCGATATGAAGTCTATCTGTTTTCCGGTTGAAACGAATTTGTCTATCAGTAACAAAAATACTTTCTAGCAAATTCATATGCGTTTTAACCATTGAGAAATATGTTACATCAGCACTTAGTAAGTTATACATATCATTTAATGCAAACTGATAATCAACATCAAATAATCCGTCTGAATTTCCGCCAGTAGTAGCACCAAACTTAAACATCTTAGTAACACCTAAGACATTACTGTTTACTGGTATATAACCATTTTGCAAATCACCGGCGTTAAAAAAACTAGAAGACGCCAATGTTCTAGCCGCCCCAGAAAGATTACCGGTGACAGTTTCACTTGCTTGAAAGGTTCCTACAATATTATCTATAGTAAAGGTATTATCTTCTTCAGATACAATAATTGCTGTCGCTCCAGATGAACTTCCTGTAATAGTTTCACCCACAGTAAATAAATTTGTAGTGTTAGTTGATAGAACTAAACTAGAACCTGTTAGTTGATGTTTAATATATGCTCTCTCCGTACCATCAAAATGATACTCTTGCCAAAATTGTATGGCATCATCAATTCTATCACTAACTTGGTCATCATCTACGTTAATTTCGATTACAGGAAACCCTAGTCTACGAAGGCAGTAATCTATCAAATCTTGTCTAGAGGCTAAAGCCATTAGTTACTCCTTATGATGCGTCATACGCATATAACAGAGCTTTCAGAGCAGCAATTTCTTGCTGAACGAAGGCTGTTGTTGCGAGTTGTGTTGTATCGGTTCCAGTTGATGCTGTTGGTGCCGTCGGCGTTCCTGTTAATGAAGGACTTGCCAAAGCTGCCTTTGCATCCAATGCAGTTTGAAGACCATCAACATTTGCGATAGTATGATTATGAGAATCATCAGCAATTGTTAGTGTTAATGTTGCATTACCAAGATTTGTAAATGTTGCTGAACCAGAAGCATCGCCGTTAATTGTTAGAGTTGGGTCAGCAGTTGCCGTTGTTGCAATACTTACATTGCCAAGATTTGTCATGGTTGCTGAACCAGTAACCGCCCCTGTCAATGAAATTGTTGGATCACTAACATTAAAGTCTAGTTTACCACCTGTATCATCGTAAGTGACAGCAATTCCAGATTCTGTATTGGTAGAAACCATTCCCCCAACAATATCCTGAACTTGCTCGGTAGATAGTTGTGTATCAGCAGTAATATAACCAGCACCGTTAGTTAGCTGGTTGTTATTAGTTGGAATTGTTGGTGTATTAGTGAAATTGTTATAGTCTAAGTAATGTGAACCTTGTTGACCATCAAGTAAATCAGCGTCCAAACCACTTGCCGCACCATCAACAGTTTTGATAGCGGTTAAAATTTCACTTGCTGTTTGGTCAGCAGTAGCACCTGTTTCAATACCAGCTAACTTAGTGATTTCTGCGGCAGTTGTAAACTTATTAGTCGTAGATGCATCGTCTATATCATCAGCATCAAGTGTTACAACACCGTTTTTACCAGCAACAGAAGTTACGAGGTTTGTGTCATCAAGAAGGTCAGAAAGGTCTAATGTAAATGTAGTA